CCTTGCGCTATTTGAAAAAAAGTAGTATAAATCGCTTACTATACAATTATTAATTTGATGTAGACGAGTATAGTCGACGGCCTAAAGACTACATCATATAAATTAGGAGGATATAATCATGGCAACAACATTGTTTAGAGGCCCGGTATTAGTAGGGAAGAAAAACGAAGCAGGAAAAACTGGATTCAATATAGAACAGAAGGATTCAAATTACACTGTCGTTATTTCTACTGATTCTGGAAAAACCTTTTTATCAAACACTACGGATGTAGTATTCACACTACCCGCAATTGCTATTGGGAATGTATTTACATTTGTCAATACAGCAGGAGATGGTGGAAACAACTTAACCGTTAGTCCCAATGGGTCTGATGGTATTTTGTACTTAGGATCTTTAACCGACGATAAAGACGTTGTTAATACTGCAAGTACATCAAAAGTTGGAGACTATGTGACCATTGCATCTCTGAACTCAACTGTTTTTTGGACAGTTGTAGATGTTCAAGGTGTTTGGGCTAAAGAGTCTTAATAAATAAACTGTGAGCTCCTTCGGGAGCTCACAGAACTAGGAGAATAATAAATGAGTCCAACAGACGTAAAACAGACCATTGCAATTAGTTCAACGGATACTTTACAAAAGTACATAGGAACTGTGGCTACTGATATTGGAGTTGCAAGAATTAAAGCCGTGCAGGCACAATCAAGTGCAGCCGATGCTAGTGTAAAAATTTATAACGCTACGGATGCGACTACAGCCAGTACTTTGGTATTTGAAGCTAAATGGGCTACAGCAGCGAATGAAAGTTTTACTTTCTACCTTCCTCCAAGAGGTATCTATTGTAGCACTGCTATGCACGCGGTTCTCTCGAATTGTGATTTTTTAGTAGTTACATTCGATTAAGGAGGGCATTTAAATGGCTACTTCAGGGACAACGACTTTTGAGAAGTCGTTCTATATTGATCAAGTAATCGAAGATGCTTACGAACGAATCGGTTTGCAAGCGACCTCGGGTTATCAATTAAAAACAGCTAGACGATCCTTAAACATTCTTTTTCAAGAATGGGGAAATCGAGGAATTCACTATTGGGAAGTAGGAGACACCAACATTAGTCCGGTTGAAGGTCAAGCGGTTTACAAGCTTTATCGTTCGGCAGCGGATGCTACTGCTGGCGGAAGTGATCAAGCAACAACCGTAAATAATGCTAATTCATCCGAGACCATATATGGTTTATCGGATATTTCTCAATGTGAATTTAGAACTTACATTAATAATACAAGTGGCACTCAAGCTGATTTGGCGATGACTAAAATTGACCGTTCAACATATGCCGCTTTTTCCAATAAGCTAACGAAAAGCACACCTACTCAATTTTGGGTTCAACGTTTTATTGATAGAACAACTTTAACAATTTATCCGACTCCTAATTCTACAGCGGCGGCAGCAACAAGTAAATTACATATTTATTTTACCAAAAGAATCGAAGATTCCGGAGACTATACTAATGTAGGTCAGATTCCTTATCGTTTTGTTCCTTGTATGGTGGCAGGCTTAGCTTTTTATTTAAGCCAAAAATATAGTCCACAACTGTCTCAACAAATGAAATTATATTATGAAGATGAATTAGCTAGATCTTTGGCTGAAGATGGATCTGCTGCTAGTACTTATATAACCCCTAAAACTTATTATCCGAGCGATTAATGGCAAAATTTTCACAAGGTCGATATGCATTATCCATTTCTGATCGATCAGGTCAGGCTTTTCCTTATTTGGAAATGGTTAAAGAATGGACGGGAGCATGGGTTCATATTTCTGAATATGAAAAAAAATCTCCTTTAATAAGTCCAAAACCGTATGGAGCTGATCCTCAAGCTTTACAAAGAGCACGACCAGCACGAACGGAATTTTATACACCAACCATTTTACCGAATAATCCTTTTACCACTACGGGTTCTTCGACTACAGTAACTGTCGATCAACCTGATCATGGCCGTTCGACGGGAGATGCGGTTCGTTTTAGAAGTGTGGTATCTTCAATAGGTGGAGTAACACCGTCTATTTTTATGCTAGAAACAACTTTAGCTTCGGATCTTACGGATTCGGCAACGACGATGACTTTAACAGATTCATCTGCTTTTCCTTCCACAGGATATATTGTCGTTCAACCAGGAGCCAATGATAATGAAACTATTAAATATACAGCTAACAATACAGGCACCGGAGTTCTTTCTGGTTTAACACGAGGTTCTTCAGCACCGACTTATAATTTAACTCCTCAAACAACTACGGCTTCGGCACATGATTCAGGCGTAAAGATAAGAGGATCTTATTCAATTACCAAAGTGGATGATAATAGCTATACCTTTACATTGGTCACTGCCGCTAGTAAAACACAAACAGGAGGAGGTTATCCGGCTTTTGCAGGGCCGGTTAACGCTAGAGCATAATGGCAGGATTTACATACGCAACATTAACCACAGCAATTGGTAGTTATACCGAAGTAGGAACCAGTGTTTTTACATCAACGATTACAGATCAATTTATTGAAAATTCAGAATATCGTATTATGCGCGATTGTCCTATTGATGCAGATCGAAAAGCTCAAACAGGGAATTTAGTTACAGGTCAATCTACAATTAACGCTCCTGCAGGCTGCTTGTTTGTAAGGGGTGTGCAAGTTTATACTTCTACAAGCGTTGCTACAGGGGCCAATGAATGGCTTGAAAAAAAGGATAGAACCTATTTACAGGAATATATTCCTACTGAAACAGCGACGAATCCCCCTAAATATTATGCAATGTTTGGTGGTGCAACAGGAACGACAGATACGACTTCAGGACGTATTATGTTTGCACCAGTTCCTGACAGTACGTATGTATTTAAGGTGCATTTTAACGCAAAACCAACAGGTTTAAGTTCGGGTAATACTACTACCTATCTTAGTCAATATTTTCCAGCAGGCCTTTTATATGCGTGCCTAATAGAGGCTTATGGCTTTTTAAAAGGTCCGATGGACATGTTGACACTTTATGAAAATAAGTATAAACAAGAATTAGAGAAATTTGCTGCGGAGCAAATTGGAAGACGGAGACGGGATGATTATACGGATGGAACGATTCGAATACCCATTCAGTCACCAACACCGTAATAGGAGATAAACATGGCAATAACATCGGCAATTTGTAACAGTTTTAAACAAGAAATTTTAGAGGCTGAACATAATTTTACTGCATCGAGTGGGAATACTTTTAACTTAGCATTATACGATAGTGATGCAACTTTAAATAAATCTACAACGGCTTATACAACTTCAGAAGAATTAGCTGATAGTGGAGGATATACGGCAAAAGGAAACGCTTTAACAAGCGTGACTCCTGTATTGTCTACTGATACAGCGATTTGTGATTTTGCAGATACAAGTTGGACTTCAGCTTCGTTCACTGCGCGAGGTTGTTTAATTTTTAATGATTCACATGCAAGTGATGCTTCGGTCTGTGCCATTGATTTTGGTGGAGACAAAACCGTTACTAGTGGAACTTTTACAGTAGAATTTCCAGCAGCAGCCGCATCAACAGCAATCATACAAATAGCATAAGGAGTCCTTCCTTATGGCTAACACTTGGAATCAAGCCTTAACCACCTGGGGTCAAAATGCTTGGGGTGAACAAGCTGACGTTACTCTTACATTAACTGGTTTATCAGCAACTACAACTTTAGGAACAGCAACCGCTTCTTTTTATCCTGGATGGGGAACTTTAAACTGGGGTGAAAATGGTTGGGGATCAGTTGACGAAGCAGTCGTTAGACCAAGTGGAGTTTCAGCAACTACAAGTGTAGGAGCCATTACACCAGCCGATGTCATGGGACTCACAGGAGTCTCAGCTACTACTTCTTTAGGAACCGTTACAGCGGTTGCGGATGTAACAGTCTCTTTAACAGGAGTTTCTGCAACTACTGCCGATGGTTCATTAAATATAATAATTGGAGTTCCTTTAACAGGAGTCTCAGCGACAACTGCTGTAGGTTCTCCTACTGCTGTAGCAGATGTTACTGCATCCTTAACTGGCGTTTCTGCAACATCTGCTGAAGGAAGTGTAACAATTACTTCGAATCCTACCGTTCAACCTGCTGGAGTTTCAGCTACCTCTAGTGTAGGGGCTTTGGATCCTGCTGATGTAATGGGACTTACAGGAGTTTCTGCTACTTCAGCTATTGGAACCTTAAGTTTGACGATTGATGTTACTGTTATTCCTACGGGAGTATCGGCTACAACTGCGGTTGCAGTACCTTATGTTATTCATTATGCCGATATTGACACAGGATCAAATACATCGTATACAAATGTTGCAACTGGGTCAAATACCAGTTATAGTGATGTAACAGGTAAAGCAGCTTAAGGAGATTTTAAAATATGCCATCAACATATACAAATTTAGGAATTCAAAAAATGGCTACTGGCGAAAACGCTGGTACATGGGGAACTAAAACTAATACTAACTGGGATATGATGGAAAATATCGCAGGAGGTTATGTAGCACAAGCTCTTAGCGACGGAGGCACAGTCGCTTTAACGAAAAGTGATGGTGCTGAATCTGTCTTAGCTACTCGTGTTATTAAATTAACAGGAACGTTATCAAGTGGAAATGCTATTGTAACAGTTCCAGACAGTATTGAAAACTGGTGGATCGTTAATAATGCTGAAGGTGGAAGTACTTATACTGTTACTTTTAAAACCGTTTCAGGTACAGGAGTCGAGTGGGCTGCAGGTATTACAGGAGCCAAACTTATTTATACAGATGGAACAAATTGTGTTGATGCTAGCGCAAGTTTCGGAGATGTAACTCTTACCGGAACACAAACTTTAACAAACAAAACTTTAACTTCACCAAAAATTGGAACCGATATTTTAGATACTGGTGGAAATGAATTAATAAAACTAACGGCGACAGGATCAGCAGTTAACGAAATTACTTTAGCTAATGCTGCATCGGGCAACGACCCTCGTATTACCTTAAGTGGAGGCTCTACGAATATAGGACTAGAAGTCCTTCCTAAAGGAACAGGAGCTTTTGTTGTTCAAGGAAATGCTGATCAAGGTGGAGAAATTAGACTTTATGAAGATACAGATCTTGGATCTTTTTACACAGGATTTAAACCAGGCAATTTATCAGAAACTATATCTTATACTTTACCTTTAGCCGATGCCGGAACATCGGGCGATGCTTTAACATCCAATGCTTCAGGAGTTTTATCATGGACAACGATGTCTGGTGGAACTTCTTGGCAAGCGGTGGATACAACAGGTTTTACTGCGGTTGCAGGTGAAGGGTATTTTTGTGATACGACTTCAGCTGCTTTTACAGCTACACTTCCTGCGGGCACAATAGGAGATGAATGTTCTTTTATTGATTATGCAGGAACATTTGATACAAACAATTTAACTGTAGCCCCTGATGGTTCGGAAAAAATTGAAGGTACAGCTGCTGACTTAACCGTTGCCGTTGAACGTGCTGCGTTTACTTTAGTTTTTACTGACACTACTCAAGGCTGGCTATTAAAGGATAAATAATCCATGGCTACATATAAAGGTATACAGGGTTTTACAGTTCAGAGTCTATCATCTGATCCCACGGCAAGTTCCGGAACTGTAGGAAAACTTTGGTATAATTCTGGTACAGGAAAATTTAGACTCGGAGTTGAAGGCGGTGGAGCCTGGGCTTCTGGGGGAGATCTAAGTACCGCTAGAGGTATTGGGGGTATTGCAGGAACTCAAACGGCAGCTATTGTAGTAGGAGGATATGGATCTGCATCGGGCCCACCTCCCTTCTCTAATACTAATGTAACACAAACTTATGATGGAAGTAGTTGGACTACTTCTCCTGCAACACTAGGTACTACCAGACGAACTCTAGCAGCATGTGGAACTACGACTGCGACTTTAGCTTTTGGAGGAGATGCAAGACCTCCAGGTCTTCAAGCTGTGACTCTTACTGAAGATTATGATGGAAGTAGTTGGACGGAAGTTAATGCTATGAATACAGCAAAAAGTAAATTTGGTGGTGCAGGCACAAACACTGCAGGCTTAGCTTTTGGGGGAGAAGCAGCTGATGATTCTAAAATAGCTGCAACAGAAAAATTTGATGGTACAAGTTGGACAGAAGTAAATGCTCTAAATACGGCTCGGCACAATGCAGGTTCGTGTGGAGTTCAAACTTCGGCTATGTTCTGTGGGGGAGGAGGCCCTAGCATCCAGACTACGGTTGAAACATTTGATGGAACTTCTTGGACAACAGGAACTGCTATGACCACAGCTAGGGAATCTGGCGGCGCTTCAGGAGCAAGTAGTACGGCGGCGATAGCATATGCAGGATATAATGGACCTCCTGGATATACAACTAATACAGAAGTTTGGGACGGAAGTTCTTGGACTGAAGTAGGTAATCTAGCAGTAACTAAATTTCAAGGGTATATGCAATCATCAGGCACCAGCGCTGCTTGTTTATGGGTAGGAGGTCAATTGCAGCCCCCAGCAATATATACTGCTGGAACAGAAGAATTTAATAGTCCGAACTATACAACACAAACCGTGACAGTAAGTTAAAAATGAATTATAAGAAAATAAAAGGAGGAAACTATGGCAAACATATATTGTGTAGCGAGTAACTGGGGGAAAGATTTCTTTACGCATGAAGATCGTAATGATTTCTATCTGTCCGGTCATCCTGCCAATGTTTGGGCAGTAGGTAATAACCCTGCAGGTGTATCTTGGATCATCAGAGTAAATGGCAATGCAATGGTAAAATCAGAAGCACAGGCGCTTGTTGATGCTAACGTCGAAGAATCACAAGTTCTTTGGGATAATTGGTCTGACGAAGAGAAACTAGCTGCCCCTGGTACAAAAAGACCTGAAAAATATATATTACCATAGGAATTAATAATGTCTACATATCTAAGTACTAAAGGTGTTAAGATTCAAAACCTCGCATCTGATCCCACTCTTATAGAGGGAGTGGTGTGGTATAATACAGCAACAAGTGTTTTAAAATTTTATAATGGATCATCAACTCAAACAGTGACAACAAGCTAATGGCAACTTACATAGGAATTAAAGGTGTTGAAATACAAACTATTGCGGGTGATCCAGCTAATCCTCTCGTAGGACAAGTTTGGTACAATACAACAGCCAACACTTTAAAAGGATACGGAGCTCAAGGAACAGCAGCGTGGGCTAGTGGAGGAAGTCTAAATCAATTTAAAGCTCTTATGATGGGAGCAGGAACACAGACAGCATTTATAATGGCAGGCGGGGGTGAAATGCCTCCTCCAGGTACTTGGAACACTCCTGTTGCTACTACAGAAACTTATGATGGTTCAACTTGGACAGAAGTAACTGATATGAATACGGCTCGAAGAGGAGCGGCACCATCAACAAGCGGAACTCAAACTGCAATGCTCGTAGCTGGTGGAACAGACGCTACCAGTCCCGGAATTGTAGGGACAGCTGAAACTTATGATGGTTCAACTTGGACAGAAATAACTGCTCTTGATACAGCTCGAACTTATTTCGGAGGAGCAGGTACTTCAACGGCAGCTTTGGCTTATGGCGGTGGTGTAACCACAGGCACAGCTCTAACAGAATCATGGAATGGAACGTCTTGGACAGAAGAAAATGCTCTTCAGACAGCTCGCTACGCTGGTGGATTTGGAGGGGGTACTCAAACAGCAGCTATGTGTATTGGGGGTGAACCTGCCGTAGCTCTTGTTGAAACATTTGATGGAACTTCTTGGACAGAAGTAGGAGATTTAAATACTGGGAGACCACAAGCAGCGGCTGCTGTTTCATCTCCAGCGGCTGCTCTATATATGGGTGGTTCAGGAGCAGGTGAAGCTGTTACAGGCATTGTGGAAAGTTATGACGGATCCACTTGGACTGAAATTGCGGATCTTTCAACAGCTCGTCAAGCGCCAGGAGGTGGAGGAACATCTATTAATGCTCTTGTAGCAGGAGGAATGACAAGTAGGTCCGGCGCTGGTTCTGGAACAAATGTCTGTGAAGAATTTTCTACACCCGATGCCACTAAAACTTTTACTTCTTCATAATGCTTGAACTTTAGTTTAAAACAACTATATTAAGGAAAGAATGGATAAAGACAGAAGAAATATTCAACCGCACGCTGATAAGGAAGTCAAACACCTTATGGTTTTACTTGATAGATCTCAGGCCTCTGAATTTAAAAAGATGGTTCCTGAACTTCAGGACAATTGGGTCAAAAAACAGATGTTTAGAACGGAAACTGAAATGCGTTTCTCGGTTCTCTCCGATAATAAATATGGAACGAACGCTGCCAAATACTGGCAATCGGTTCGGGAACAAAACACTCATTTTGAAAACCTGATGCAACTTTCATTTGAGTACCGAAAGAATGATATTGAAATTAAAAAGACCCAAAGAGATATTAAAAAAGAAAAGGACTCTTTAGAAAAAGAACTTAAACAAATTGAATTGGAAGAAAAACTTTATGGCCGAGCAAGTATGGAACTGGTAGCCAAAGCTAGAATGAGAGAAATTTCAAGCTGGTCTAAACTCAAGAAAGAATTTCACGATGGCAAGTTTGATGATCGAGACGTTAATACCCATCAAGCCGAATCGTACATGCATCAACTGGAACAGAGGAAGTCAACCTTGACTGCAGGTTCTTCACAGCCTGAAATTTTCAATGTTCTAGGACAATTGGAAACGTTAAAACGGGTAAGAAAATCAGGAGAACTAAAGTATGATGGTGCCAATCGAAAACGTATTTCTAAGAAACAAAAAACTTATTAAGAAAGATCATCATTAACATGATGAAAGATACTAAATTTCCAGGGCTTAAACGTGAGATTTTATTTCCCACTCCTATTTATATAAAGGAACTTCAAAAGACAGAAGAATTAAACAAGAAACTTTTAAAAGATATTAAGGCATGGAAGAAAGAAGATCCAGAGGGTATTGAAAAAACTCACATTAAAAATGACCATAGCTCCCCCTTAATTTATTCCAATATTAATGCTTGGCGTAGCAGTACCGATGTGCGACCCGCATTTCAACCATTAATTAATCAGCTGTATATTATGGTCGACCACATTTTTAAAGACCTGGGTTATCAACCTAAAGTCGAACTTAGTACCATATGGACTAATATTAATTATCCAGGAGGATTTAATACCCACCATACTCATGCTAATTCAACAATGTCGGGGGTTTATTATGTTAGAGTTCCCGTAGATGATCCCGAATGTTGTATTTGGGTAGAAGATCCTCGACCAGGTCCTAATTTAATTGCACCTAGAATTGTACACAATCTTCCACGAGAACTTTGGAGAGTGGTACCCTATCCCCCTAAAGAAGGAATGGCTATCTTCTTTCCTTCATGGGTTGCTCATGGTGCTGGAATTAATAAATCAAAATTAAAAGGAGAAAAAGGTTGGAGAATATCTGTTGCCTTTAATTTTACACAGGCAAATTGGGTATAAATAAAATGCAATATGATTTTATATTTTTAGGTCAATCGGTTTTAAAATACCAGGTACCTCTTGAAGTGTTTGTTGGACTCAACGAACTCTACGAAAACCAAAAGAAACATTTGCCTAATGCCACCAAGCAACTTTCTGGAAAGATTCCGGATGAAGTCTCTTTATTCTTTTCGGGGCCTAACACGGAAAAAATGCATCAACATAGTTATATTCCTGATGATATTTTAAAATGGTTCTATTCTATTTTTAAACATTATTTAGATTGGAATAAGATTGGTGAGTATCGCATGGATATTAATTCAATCTGGGTTAATGAAATGAAAGTAGGAGATTATAATCCTGTACACATTCATCAAGGTAAACTTTATACAGGTTTATCTTCTGTAATGATTCTTAAACTTCCTAAAGATATGGGCCCGGAAATTATTAGACCCGATCAACCTCTGAATGGACAGCTTCAAATTCTAGGTAATGCAGCCGGACAATTTGTAACTTCAGACTACTCTCCTAAAATGAAAATTGGAGATTTTTATGTTTTCCCTTATGACGTGAGACATGTGGTTTATCCGATGACTAATAAAAAAGCCAAAAGAAGAACGCTCGTGTGTAATGTTGATGTTGAATATAATTCAGTACAAACAAGGACAGCTCAATGATCTTTGAACCTAAATGGAAATCTTTAATGGCTAATACGGTGGGGCCTATTTTTACCCCTGCACAATGTCAGGATATTATAAATATTGGTCATCAACAAAAAGCCGAGAAAGCTAAAGTAGGACATAAAGATAAGGCCGGTGGAAAGCACGATACTAAAATGCGTATTACCACTATCAGCTGGATTCCGTTTAAGGTGATGCCGGATATGTATAAAATTGTTGAAGGAAGTATGCAGCAGGCTAACCGTAATCATTTTGGTTATGAAGGAATGACTCTTACTGAGCCTGCCCAATTTACTGAATATCCAAAAGGAGGATTTTATGACTGGCATATGGATGGTGATGTAAACTGTCACTATGAACCTCCCGTTAGAAAAATATCCATGACGATTCTACTATCTCCTCAAAATGAATTTGAAGGAGGGGATTTAGAATTTATGAGTGAAGGTAATAAACCCCCTCAATTGATGCAAGGTCAAGCCATTTTTTTTAATAGCCTGATTCGTCACCGTGTGGCAAAAGTTAAAAAAGGGGTTAGACAGTCTTTAGTAATGTGGTTTGGAGGACCTCCATTTAAATGAACCGAGAAATTCTGTTTCCTACTCCCATTTATATGAAGATGGTGAAAGATTCTAAAAAATTAAATCCATATTTATTTAAACATATTAAAGCCTGGAGTAAAAAATCTAAAAGCGAAACGAAAACCAATGCAGGCGGGGGCTGGCATAGTCCCACTAATATGAATAATAAAGCAGAATACCAACCCTTGCTTGATGAACTTTTTGCCATGCAAGAAGAAGTTTATAAGGATTATGGAATGGCCCCTAAACCAGGTTTAGGCAATATGTGGGCTAATATTAATTACCCAGGCGCCTATAATAAACAACACATCCATCCTAATTCTCAATGGTCCGGTGTGTATTATATAAAAGTTCCTAAAAATTCAGGACGTCTATTTGTGGAAGACCCGAGACCTGGACCTAATATTATACTCCCTCGAAGAGTAGAAGATTTACCCAGAGCTTTATGGCGGGTCGTCGTTTATCCTGCTATAGAAGGCCAGATGATTATGTTTCCTGCATGGCTCCATCATGGTGTAGAAATAAATGAATCCCAAGAAAAAGGAGAAAAAGGATGGAGGGTTTCTGTCTCTTTTAATTTTATTCAAGTCAATGAAGAAGGAAAAGTAGGGTGAGTTTTAAAACCAAAAAATACCAAGTGATTCGACAAGCTCTTTCCAAAGAGCTCGCTAACTTTATCTTTAATTATATGATGCTACAACGAGACGCTGTAGATTTTATGATGAAAAATAATAAAGTGAATCCTCTTAATCCTTTTATTGGAAGACGTGATGATACACAGGTTCCAGGTTGCTATACCAAATATGCAGACTGGGTCATGGAGACTTTACTTATGTATATGATTCCTGTCATGAAAGAGAAAACAGGAATGGAATTAGTTCCTACTTATACTTACACACGCCTCTATGAAAAAGGAAATATTTTAAGACGACATAAGGATCGACCGAGTTGTGAAATTTCTACCACTCTCCATTTAGGGGGAGATGAATGGCCTATCTTTTTAGATCCTACTGGAGCTAACTTTGTTATCGATGAATATAAACAAACCATTAAACCCGGAGCTCCTAAAGGAGTGCGAGTCGATTTAAAAGTAGGAGACATGCTGATTTATTCTGGTTGCGAACTAGAGCATTGGCGAGAACCTTTCCAAGGAACGGTTTGTTCTCAAGTCTTTCTGCATTATAATCATGCAAATGGACCCTTTGCTAAAACAAACCTTTTTGATAAACGCCCAATGCTGGGTATTCCTAAGTAGTTGATCTCCTCAAAAATATAGTATATTTGTAATAGAAACGGATTTTCTATGCTACAAAAGATAAATTTTTTACCTGGATTCAATAAACAAATAACCGCCACCACTGCTGAAGGGCAATGGATTGGGGGCGATTATGTACGTTTTCGTTATGAAACACCTGAAAAAATAGGGGGTTGGTCAGAACTGGGAGAGAGTTCTTTAACGGGAGTTACCCGTGCTCAACACCATTTTATTGATGATGCAGGAACCAAGTACGCAGCCCTTGGCACTAATCGTATTCTCTATGTTTATTCAGGGGGTATTTTCTACGACATTCATCCTATTAAAACTACCAGCACCTTAACTAATACGTTTACCACAACCAATGGATCGGCTGCAGTTAAAATAACTTTTGGTAGTTCTCATAATATTAGTGCTGGTGATATTATCTATCTCGACAGTTTTACGACCATTACGAACTCCAATTATGTGGCGGCCGACTTTAATGACATCAAATTTATGGTAACCAGTATCGATAGTTCTACTCAACTTACCATCACGATGTCTTCAACTGAAACAGGATCGGGTGCCACTTTATCGGGGGGTATTCGAGTTCAACATTATTATCCCGTAGGACCCGCACAACAACTCGGGGCTTACGGCTGGGGTATTGGCCAATGGAGTGGTGAAGTGGCCGGTGAAGCTACGACTACCTTAAATGGAGCTTTGACCGCGGATGCTAGCGATACGACCGTGGTATTAACGGATGCCTCGGCTTTTCCAACGTCTGGAACCTCTTATATTTTAGTAGGTACTGAACTTATTAGTTATACAGGAATTAGCACCAATACTTTAACAGGCGTTACACGAGCTACCCAAGGCACGAGTGTCGCCATTCATGCAGATGGAGCGACAGTGAGTAATGCAACCGACTATGTAGGATGGGGTCAAGCGGCTTCAGGAGATAAAGTCTTTGAACCTGGACTTTGGTCCTTGGATAATTACGGAACTAAACTGATTGCTTTAATTTATAACGCTGAATGTTTTGAATGGGATTCAGCAACAACAAACGCCACTGCGATACGTGCTACTATTCTTTCAGGAGCCCCCACGGCTTCACGTGATATGCTTATTTCAGCACCCGATAGACACATTGTCTTTTTAGGTACAGAGACAACGATTGGAACATCATCAACCCAGGATGATATGTATATTCGATGGTCCGATCAGGAAGATCTGAATACCTATGCTCCAACGGCAATCAACACCGCGGGTACACAAAGACTCGCCGATGGATCAAAAATCATGGGAAGTTTAAGAGGTCGTAATGCAATTTATATCTGGACCGATACCGCACTCTTTATCATGAGATTTGTGGGTCAACCTTTTACGTTTGCTTTCGAACAGGTAGGAACGAATTGCGGACTTATCGGTATGAACGCTGCTTTGGAAGTCGATGGTTCGGCTTACTGGATGTCGGAAAATGGTTTCTTCAGGTACACGGGTAAACTGGAATCTATGATCTGTCTGGTGGAAGACTATGTTTACGATGATATTAATACTACGTCCAACCAACTTATTAATGCCGGTTTGAATAATCTTTTTGGAGAAGTCATCTGGTTTTATTGTACTAATGGCTCAAATGTCATTGACCGAATGGTTACATATAACTATATTGATTCCTCCCCGCAACGTCCTATCTGGACCACAGGAAGTTTAAACCGAACGACCTGGTCCGATTCGGCTGTCTTCGGCAAGCCTTATGCAACGCATTATGATGCTGATACCGATACTTCTTACGATGTCGTAGGGAACACGGATGGCATTACAACTTTTTACGAGCAGGAAACAGGAAACGATCAAGTCAAACGAGGGGTAACGTCCGCTATTGCTGCTAATATTGAATCGGGTGATTATGATATTACCCAGGATGAACGACAAGGTGTCACCTTCAGAGGCGACGGTGAGTTTCTAATGAGCATTAAACGGTTCATTCCCGATTTCCTAACGCAAACGGGAAACACTCAGGTCACTTTAAATTTAAGAAATTATCCCAATGAATCACAAACAGGTTCGTCTCTTGGACCGTTTACCATTAGTTCTTCAACCACGAAAGTAGATACCAGAGCTCGAGCACGATCCGTAGCCCTTAAAGTTGAGAATACGGGAGTTTCCCAGGACTGGAAGATTGGAACCTTCAGGCTGGACGTACAAGCGAGCGGAAGAAGATAATGCCTTTTAAATCAGAAAAACAAAGACGATACCTATGGGCCAACGAGCCAGAGATTGCTCGTGACTGGAGTGATAAATATGGTGGTCGGGTGAAGAAAGATACAGGAGGTATAACAAGAATTCCTTTTGCGAATGGAAGTATATATCCACTGAATATTCTAGGTAGTGATATAAACGATCCAAATGCATACAAACAGAATATATTGAATCGGTATCAAGATATAGCAAAACAAAATAATCTTACTTATGAAGATAGTCCCATCTTTAATCGAGGTCTTGAAGCGTGGGATCCTTATAGCCTAGGTTCTCAAGTTCTTCAAAACTGGTCTATTCCAGCTGGTAATTTTTTTGGAAGTTTCGCAGACGATCCATCAGTTACTTATGGTGGGGCGGGTTTAATGGGAACAAAGACTTCCGCAGGTTTTAAAAATGATATGCTTAATAAAATTAAATCAGGTGCCGCTACTGAGGAAGAAAAACTTCAATTTGGACAGACTTTTGGTCATGAAATGAGTCACTTGGGTATGACATATAAACCTCGTGATGAATTAATAAATGTACCAGGAGTAGGAAAAGAAGGAGGTAAGCGAGCTGCACTGTTAGGGAGTGTTAGATTACCTAAATTTCTCCAAGATAAAATTCCAGGTCTCCCAGGAGAGTACGAAGGAGAAGAGCAATGGAATCGTATGCATGATCTTATATATGGAGGAACAACAGATTGGAGAACAAATTTAGCGGACTTGCAAGCAACATATCAAAATCTTCCTCCACGGTCTCCTGAAAGAAAAGAAGCTTTTAACAAAGCACTAGAAGTATCTGACAGCTTTACAGGAGCAAAATATAATCCTGGAGAAGCTGAAAAGTTTTTAAGAGATTCTGGCTTAATTGCAGCAGATTTAAGTTATACCCCCTACGGCCATGAAAAAATTGGTTGGTCAGGCCTAACTAGCGAAAGTAAAAAAGCACTTGGCTTCGGCGTCAATCCTCATGAAGATACTATGATGGGACAAATGAGAACGTATCCTAATCGTTTAAGCGATGAAGCATGGTTAGCGGACGCAGATAAACGACACTTAACAGCTTCTAATCCTAACGTAATGAAAGACTTTAGCTATTCAACAGATAATAAACGACCATTCAAATATGACGACACCGACGATGATGAAAAAGCATTATCCTATGCCATTAAAAGACCTACTCAACAAAGCTTTATTAATAGATTAAGAAATAGATTTTATAAACCAGCTACAGCAGCAGTAAACTTAGGAGGAGGTCGAACTTATACCCCAGCTCAATTGAATAGAATGAATGCACTCGGAGGATATTATAGTGGACCTGCAAGAGACGCAAGACGATTAGGGCAAAGACGAATCAATATATTAAACAGAGCACAAGCAGGAAAACCTGTTGGAAATGTAAATCAACTCTTAAAAGACTATGGATATAAAAAAAGTCCAAGTGGAGGAATAACTTTCACAGGGGGACATGAAGGTAGTGCTACAGCAGGAGCAGGATATAGTCGAAGTGATTCAGGATGGGACAGAAGTCCATTCAGAAAAGGAGGCCTAGCAACACTATGGCAAAGATAGTACAGGTATTAACAAGAGCATCAAAGGAATACGACACTCAGATAGCACAGTCCCTGATCAGGGATCTGGATGCCGTGCTGCAAAAACTAAACACGACGTTCCAGGAGGAACTTAAACAGGAGATAGAAGCCAAAAGCTTCTTTGTTGAATAATGGCTGTAGTCAATCAGTATAAATTTTATGGGACGACCGTCACTGCGGCTGAAACGGATACACTGCTTTCACCTTCAGCTACGGAAACTTTAATTATTAAATCATTAAGAGTAACTAATAAATCAGGTTCTAATGCCCCTACTATCACTATTAAAAATAATGCATTTGAAATCGTTAATACTCAAACCTTAGCTACGGCAACGAGTGTGGAAATTTTAAGCCTTCCCTTAATTGTAGAAGGATCTACAACTCTGACCTATACCACTGTCGGTACGGTATCAGATGGTGTAGTCATAGGTATTAGTTATTTGAATATTGTGAAGGAGGTAACCGCTTAATGAGCATTAAGATTAACGGCAAAGATGTCCCTGTGGTGAAAGCAACAGCAGTTATGACACTATCAAACCTGAAAACAGGGGTAAAATATGAGACTGAAAAGGAGTGGAAGGCTTTGGGAATTGACCCCAAAGAGATTCGCCGAGATATTAAAATCACGGTTCCTTCGCTTGATTTATTTGCGAAAACAAAGTAGATTGGACATTCAAGGATAATTATGGCAACCAACGGTATACTAGACATTCAAGAAACAACAGAAGACTTTAGAGATCCAGACATGGAGCTTTCTCCAGAAGAAACAATGGATATCATTAAGACGCTTCAAGTCGTAGGCGTTCCTCAAGAACACTACGGGGAATATACAGACAGGTTTAGGGAATGGAAACAAAATAATAATGGAACGTTTGATATGTTCCTAGAAGAAATACATCAACTTGCACCAGGAACTATTACAAAAATTAAAACAGAACAACTCGTGGCTCAAGGTCCTGAAGATGCACTTCAGACCGAAGAAGAAATGACCATTCAACCTGGATCAGGGGACATGCTGGAAATTATGCAGTCCGTAGGTGTTCCACAAAGAGCAAGTCTGGGTGGAAGGATCGGCTATCAGGGTGGAGAAATCGTACTACCTCAACCACGCCCCGAACACGATCCACGACTAGAATTCTTTAAACGTATGGGTGCGATGCCAGAACAGACACTATTAAGACAAGCTCAACCTATGAGAGGTCAAGTTCCAGAAGGTATCATGGGTCAAGCACCGGATCCTTACGGCGGTCTTTTGGGAGGACAAGAAGGCGATATCGGTATGGGAGGACAACCTTTGGTTCCTTATGAACACGAAGGCGCGGAACAACCACCATCGTGGGTTGATCGACTGCAAACAGGAACTTATGATGCAGCGCTTCCTCAAACACCTGAGATAACTAAGGAAATGGTTATGGATTTTTTAAGGAAAATGGGAATGCCTTTTACCAAAGAAAATTTTAAAAAAGTCTGGGAAGCTTTACTAGCGGCAGTGAAATTTGGTCCAGGAGGAGCAGCAGAAGCAGCAGGAGGATTAGGTTTAGAAGGACTAAGAAGTCTTGGTGCACCGGAAGAAGTTGAAGAAACAGAAACGATTAGTCTTCAAGAAGGAGGTGGAGTACACTCTTTAGATGAATTGGCATTTGCAATTTTTCAAAAACCATATAGTCAATTAACATCTTCTCAACAATATGAACTTAACAATTTTAAACCTGAACCGTACGAACCATTACCCAAAGCCGAAGGTGGAATCATAGATGTGGTTCCAAGACAAGGATATTTTATAGGAAATATTGTTAAAGCTATTACGAGTGCTCCCAAGAAAATTTTAAAATCAGCAAAGAAGATATTAAAAAGTGACTTAGGCAAAATGGCGATGCTCTATGTGGCGACGGCTGGATTTTCAAATCTAGCAGCTCAACAAGGTTTAGGAGGAGCACAAAAATGGTTTGGTAAAGGTGGATGGAAATGGTTACAACCTCAAAATGTAGGGATTAATATTAAGGATGCTGTTTCACGAGTTATACCTGCGAGCTGGAAAAATGTAGCAAAAGCAAAAGACGCACTCGCATTAACTGAGAGTGGTACAATAGATTGGGCAGCTATGGACGCTGCTAATAAAGCTCAAGTAGCCGCTTTGGGTGATTTAAGTTTAGGTGGAGCTACAACAGGATCAACACTAGGAACAGCTTTAGCTAAAGCTCCAACACCATGGTACAAAGGTGCATTGCCTTGGATTGCTGGTGCTTCCTTAGCAGGAGGAGCATACACAGCTAAGAACCCAGGCGAAACGCAATTCGATATGGGAAAACGAGATGAAGAAGTTGATGATATAACTGAATGGTTGGCAGCGATTAAGCCCGCAGCCGCTATTGATTGGCCTTATCCATCTTATACTGGAGCTAAAGGCGGACGCGTAGGCTATGCCAACGGAGGCATTTTGGATATAGAGGAAATAGATTTAAGAGACAACGGAGGCTTTATGCCTTTAGGTAAAAAAGAAAAAGCGGACGACGTTCCAGCTTTACTCAGTAAAAATGAATTTGTCTTTACGGCGGATGCCGTCAAGAGTGCAGGCGACGGTGATCCTGATGTGGGTGCCGAACGAATGCAGAATGTAATGAAAAACCTGGAAGCAGGCGGAAAGATTTCGGAAGAATCCCAAGGGCTCGAAGGAGCACAGGAAATGTTTGAAGTCTCCGAACGATTAAGCGAGGTAGTCTAATGGCAATACAAGAAACAAGAACTTTACCGGCACCTTTTATAGAAGGTCTAGGCAAGGACTATGCAACAGAATTAAAGGCACGATATCAGCAACCCATCGACACCAAGATGTTTCAACCTGGTGTGGCACCCCAAGATGTTTTACAGACTCAGGCAGCATCACTGGCAGGAACAGGTCTAGGAGGCTATGAACCTTATATCACACAGGCAGGAGCCTATTCGGGACCAGATGCTTATCAAGCTTTTCAATCACCTTACCAGCAACAAGTTATTGATAAAACTTTAGAAGAATACGATCGACAGGCACAGATTCAACAACAAGGTATTATGGATGCCGCAACCCGAATGAATGCGTTGGGCGCAGGCAGAACAGGAGTACAGCTTTCAGAATACCAAGCAGGATCCGACAGGAACAGGGCATTAATCAATGCTCAACTGTTGCAACAAGGATACGGTCAGGCTCAACAAGGAGCTCAGACCGCTTTCGGTCAGCAAATGAATCTGGCAACTACTCAACCAGGATTGGTTGGACAACAAATCGGAGCAATGGGACAGGTCGGTGCACTTCAACAGGCTCAGGCACAGGCGCAACTTGATCAACAACGAGAAGCGAATCGAATGGCAGCTTACGAGCCATGGGAAAGACTTCAAGCTTACGGAACAGGAATCACGGGTATCATGGGCGGAATGCCAGGACAGTATCAATGGTCCAACGTTCCTAATCCAACACCATTACAAACAGCATTAGGTATCGGAGCAACAGCAGGTGGTATCTACGGTAATGTTATGGGTCCAATGAGAGGAATGGTTTACGATAGACCAGCATAATGAGAATACTTAACAGACCCATGTTCAAACGAGGAGGCTCCACGGGCCAAGGTATAACTTCAGGTTTACGAAGACAGGGATACCAGTTCGGGGAAAGAGTCACAACAGAAGATATTTTAAAAAGTTATGGCCCTGCTCCACGAAGAACGAATGTATATGATTTTTTAACTGACTGGGGTTTAAGAATGGCTTCGGCAACGCCGAGTGGAAATGTTATACAAACCGCAGCGAAGGAAGCGAGAGAGCCTTATGCTCAATTTACCAAAGGTAAGGGTGAGGCTGAAACATTAGCTTACGCTATGAGAGCCAAAGCAGCAGATACAGCAAGAGCAGAGAACTTAGCTTTAGGCAAAATGGAGTATGAAAAAGAAAGAGACGTCGCGGATCGTGAAACTCAATGGAAGATAGCAGAGCTAGAGGCTAAGGGTGAAAAAGAATTTATTGTAGAACAAATTAATAAATACTGGGATCCAAAAATTGCAGAAGCTCCTCCTGCGGAAAGAAAAAATTTAGAAGAGCAGAAAAAAAGTGACACCTATAATATCATCGTATTAGGCGAAGACATTTCTGATAAATACAAAATTTTAGGTAATACTCAAGCACTTGAAATAGCTCAAGATAATGCTAGGCTGGAACTTGAATCTACAACAAATCCTACAACAAGCATTTTTTGGGATAGAAAAGATAAAGGTTATGCTGAGAAACTTCAGGCATTAATTAATAAATATCTAAGATTCGCTACTAAATTTCTTGAGAAGGACAAAAAAGCAACAGGGGGACGTGCTGGTTACCAAAACGCAGGTCCCGTTACAGCTCTCCCTAATCAAGGTTCTCCTTCTCTTATGGCTAAAGCTGCTACAGACACCGAAGTTGAAGATGCTTTTGGAGTCTCTGTGGAAGAAGCCACACCAGAAACAAAAGAAATTAATATTTCTTACGAACAATTAAGAAATAGACTACCTCCGGAAATTAAGGATGAAATAGTTTTATTGCTTTCTCAAAGTTACGAAGCGTTCGCTGACTTTGCAGAAATTCAAACCCAAGCGGATGTTAATGAATTCAATATAAAATATAACGTTCAACTATTCCTTCCGCAACAAACGGGGGTATAATGGCCAACGAGAAACCCTTCACGTATCTTGAGTCTCTACCCTCAAAGCTGGATGATAAAGACATCCAAGATCAAATTAAATTTCACATAAGTAGAAATAATACTAAAGAACCTAAACATGAATCAAAGAAAATAGTTTGGAACCCCTTATCTGCACTGCTTTTAGATCCAATGATAGGTCCATCACTGTGGGCACAAAAAGTTAGATACAATAAAAAAATAGCTAAAGGGAAAGTAGATGAAATAACTAAGAAAGAACAAATTTTATTTGAAAGTAAAACAAATCCTAACGCTTGGTTTTCAAACAAACTAATACCAAGAGATACGAAGAAAGAAGTTGATATTGTAGCAGACGTAATAGAAGGTGCAGTTACAGGCCCTCCCTTAGCTATTAAATCATTAGCAGAGTTCTTAACGATAGGTATTGATCATAAATTTGATACCAATTTTACCAAAAAATTAGATGATATCACTAGAGATTTTTTAAAAAATACAGGTGAACCAGAAACATTAGCTGGTGAGATTATGCAAATAGGTACTCAATTCCTAATACCCTTTAAAATCATAGATAAAATAATAGGAAACGTTGGAAAATTAAAACATCTCAAAAACAAAACCTTGTTTATGCAAAATGCCAAACTTGCAGATAAGCATAGATTTATTCGATCGACCGCTGGTCTTGCTCAAAGAATGGGGACTGGAGCTTTATCTTTAGGGGCTACAGATTTTTTAATATCAGGTGGCGAAAGAAAATTAGATCCTATCTTTTTTAAAAGAACTAAAGAAGAAGGAAAGACAGGTAAAGAATTAGCGGCAGCGAGACTCTCCAACAAAATTAAATATGGAAAAGAAGGGGCCATGATCGGAGCGGGCTTTCCATTAGTAGGAGTCGCATTTGGAGGATTCGTTAAAACTTTAGGTTTTGGAGTAGGAGTAGCTTATGACGTACTAGGTAGGGTTGCTAATCCTTTCTACTCAGCTATAACAAAAACATTAGCCAAGGATCCCTTAGTACTTCCAGCTCTAGCTCAAGGCTTTAGAACTAATGTAGATTTCATGTTTAATCAAATTGGAACACGAGTTGTTTTAACTGGAATGGGCAGAACCAAACAATGGAAAGAGCAACTTCCTGACTATCAACAGTGGAGAAAATTTACTGCTGATAATCTTGACGAAGTAAAATCAGGTTTAAAAAAAATAGATAATGCTATTTCTTGGATTCGATCTGCAGGAAAAAATACTGCGGAAGCTTTATCTATTAAAGGCTATGCAGGCAGAGAGATCAGAGCTTCAGCAAAAAAAATTCAAGATTTATTAAAAAGTATTGAACTAAAAAACTATGAGTTAGCTAAAGGTTTTCAAGAACTGTATAATACTAATAAAACTTCTCCTGCTATCATGAATAAATATGCGGATGAAGCCTTAGAAGTATTGGAAGGTACAAGAAAATTAACGGATTTACCCGAACTAGTAAGACCGACGGTTAAACTTTTAAAAGACGAACTGCGTAAAATAAACAAAATCTTTAATAAATACGTACCAGAGGACAAGAATTTTGCTCACGCTTTAAATGGTGCAACAAAAAGAATTGTAAAAAAATCCTTTGCTTTCGTAAGCAATCCTAATTATGCCATGCCTGTTACAGATCCTATTTTTGTTAAGGCTGCTCAATTCGCTGCACAAGTTATTAGAAAAGATAAAGGTTTAATTGCGGAAGCGATAGGCACTGCAGGAAAAGGTATTTCTAGATCACAAGCTATCAAAAATTATTCCCAGGTAATGATAAAACAAATCCTAGCTTTAGGAAAAGTAGATAATAGAAATCCTTTTGAAGTCCTTAGAAAAGTTGGAGAGAGATTAAACTTGGAAGGTTTTTTAAAAGAAGGAGAACAACTACCCAAAGTTATTAATGAATTATTAGGTCAGGAAAGAAATCTTAGAAACAATGTCTTGTTTACGACATCAAGCATGATGACTGCTGTTGCTAATAAACAAATGTACGACTCCCTAGCAAGAGTTATGTTAAAACAAGGCCAGGTATTCACGGATCAAAACGCTGCACGAACAGGTAAACAGACAGCGGAAGTTGTTCAAATAGGAAGAATTGATGGATTGTCTGGTTTAAAAACTGAACTAAGTAACTTATGGACTGATCCTGAAACAGCAAGAATACTTACAACTAATAGAGGACCCTTAGATATCTTGGCACAACTACCCGTGTATGCTTCTTTCCTTCAATTTAAAGCGGGGGTTCAATGGGGCAAGACGGTAGGTTCACCTGCTACGGCATCAAGAAACTTTGTAACGGCATCAGACTTTGCGTTGCTGAGAGGATTAATTGGTGGTCGGGCTTCAGTGACTAATGCAGTAAAAATGCAGGTAGATGATATCTATCATTCTGGCAAACTGGTAGGTTCAGCTGAAAAAAGACTGTTAGATAATATAGACGAAGGAATTAGATACGGGGCACTCGATGAAAACATAGTGGTAACTGAATTAAGAGAATTACTCGCTGCTACCCAAAAAGGAAAAACAATTAACTCGTTTGATAGTTTGATCAAAGCGGCTGGTAATGCACGGATCATAGAATTGATGGGTAAACTTTATGCAGGGGGAGACCATGTCTGGAAATGGTATGGTTATAATTGGTATAAATCTTTCTTAACGGACTATGCTGGTAAAGGTAAAGTCGGCATGGACAAAATGGTTAAGTGGTTTAGAAATGTAGCTGGCAAAGAATTGGATAGGTTAAATATCGATGGTACTAAAAAAACTTTAGCCCAAGCGATCAAAGAAGCGTCTGCTTATTATGTAAGAAACACGATGCCTACTTATAGTAAAGTACCCATGGCTATTAAAGGTGTAAGAAACCTTCCACTTGGAAACTTCGTAGCTTTTCCAGCAGAAACTTTAAGAGGTACATTTAATGTAATGAATATATCTACCAAAGAAATTCTATCTGGGGATCCCATCTTAAGAGAGATGGGTTACAGAGGCTTGATTGGATTGTTTACTACCCAAGGAGCTAAGGGTATAGCCATCATGAAAACGTATGGGGCTTTAACAGGTTTAACTCAAGATATTATGAAAGAGTACCAAGCCAATCTAGCTCCAGGCTATCAAAGAAACTCTCAGCTATTGGCTATTACTAAAGCGATAAAAGGTAAATTTAAAATGGTCGATCTATCGACCGTCCTTCCCTATGATCAGGTAAGAAGACCGTGGGAAGCGTTGAACAATGCGATTATTAAAAAAAGACTGACTAGTCAGAATGCAACCAATTTTGTTCTCGGATTAGCCTTTGATGAAAATGGACCCGTGAGAGAATTCTTTGATCCATATATTTCTACACCTATTGGTTTAGAAGCGTTTCTTGATATAAAAAGAGGGTATACTAAAACGGGTAAAAAAATCTGGAGCGAGTTGGATTCAGATGAAGAGAAATGGGATAAATCTTGGTCGTATTTTTATAAACAATTAGAGCCCGGAGCCATTACAACTTTGAGACAATTATATTCTGCATACACAGGGGTTCCATATAAAGGAAGAGTGTACGACGAGCACGATGTATTAACGGGTTTAGCGACTGGAGTGAAGCCTTATGATGTAGATGTAAATAAAACCATAGACTTTTTAATTAATGATTATACTAAAATTAGATCTAAAGCTTATGACGCAAGTGACATGTATGATTTGGATGCTTACGGAGATGAAGTTAAACAAGACTTTATTAACATACAAAGAAATATTTGGAGAGAACAAAGAAGAATTTATAACGC